CCAGCGTTCCCTTGGTCTTGGCCTCGGCCTTGGCCTTGAGTTTGGCGTAGTTCCCGGTCGTATTGGAGGGCTGGAATATACAGTTAATCGTCGTCTGCCCGGAATTCAGCGCGGTCAGAATCAGGTCGGCGTAGTAATCGGTCGAATCCAGGGTAAGTATCTCCTCGAATTCAACTGTCACCTCGCCTCCGTCGACGCTCTCGATCTCGCCGATAGTCACACCGTCGAAGACCAATACCGCTCCCATCCCTGAAAATCCTGATGTAGCCATTTTTTATCTCCTTAATTCAATTGATTATTGACTATTGATTAATCCCCGCTCATGCCCTGCAAAAGAAACAGGGGCTGCGGAAAAACTCGAAATCTCAAAACTGAAATCTCCAATTTTCACTCACAGCCCCTGTAACAGGCCTGGTGATCCCGGCACTGGCGGATAGCTAATCCGCAAATGCTTTTCTTTTTTTTGTTTTTATTATTTCATTTTTTCGTATCCATTCATGTTAAATCGTTATTAATTTTCCTTATACAAAACGTAAAAATCCATCATCTGACCGAATAAGTTCATCGCCTCGTTGCCCGGCTCGATGGCCGGCAGGTCACCTTGGTCACCGAGCAGCATACACTCGATTTCAACACCGGCCGACCCGCCCTTGAAACCGCTAAGTGCCGCCCGGACAATGGCGGCCAGTTGCAGCGAGCCCAAAATCGTCGCCGCGAAACAATTAATCTGCACCCGCCCTTCCACCAGCCCGTTCGGCCCGGACATATCGTGGTTGCGAATACCGCTTATCACCTGGTAAGTTATCGCCGGCAGGCCGGCCGACTGCTCGCGCACCTGCGAATATATCCTGTTGCCGACCAGGTCGGTAATCGAACTGTTGTTTATCAATAAACTGTCAATCGCATCGATAATCATTTCTTTGCGTTTTCCTCGGCGATGGCCTTATCAAGATGCCCGGCGAAAATCCCCGGCGCGTTCGGCAGGCTTACATCCAGGGCCTTTCGCATGAACGGCCGGGCGGCGACGTTCTTGGCCGAACCCTTGCCGCCCTTGTACGGGAATGCGTGGCCGTACTCAATGGCGGCCGGAATATACGCTCTCCTGCCTGTAGTCGAGATATGCACGAATTCATCGATTCCAGGTTTGATCCTTACCAGCACTCCGTATGAGCCTTTTTTCTGCCGGCGGAACGCCCTCAATGTCATGTGCCTGGCCAGCAGCCTGCCCATCTCGCCGCCGACCATAGACAGTGCGTTCTCTTTGGCTCGGTCCAGCAGCGGCTTCCAAGCCGCCCGGACGGCCTGCCGGACTATCTTTTTGGCCACCTTCTGCTCGAAGGCGTTCAGCGCGTTCTGGACCGCTCTGGCGTTCTCAAGTTTGAACTGGATCATGTCTGACATTATATGAGTTCCGGCGTTCCGTTGACCGTCACGGTATTGCCGCCTCCCGTTATGACCTCATCGTTCACGAACTGGTGCGTGCATTCGGTATACCATATCGTCCCGACCGCCGCCGCCGTATATATGATCTTAAAGCACAGCCCGGCGCCCGGCGTGGCATCATTCCCTGCCAGGGCATCGCCCGGATCGATCGGGTTATCGATATCGCCGGCGTCGAAACCTACTTTGTAAACTTCCCCGATTTTCTCGGTGCACATGATTTCCATAAATTCGTTCTTCTCATCGTAGTCGGCGATGAAATTTATATCGAAGTACCGGCCGCCGAATTTGATCCGGTTCGTCGGGGCCAGTGAATCGTAATACCGGATAAGTATCTTATGCGTGATCTCGGCGGCCACCTGTTGGGCATTCATTTTCTCCCGGCCCGACATCGGCCTTACCCACGCCCATAAGGTTTCGCGGGTGGACCACGTCTTGACATTTTGACCGCCCTCGCGGACCGTCGTATAAGACTGGATCTCAATTCGATGCCGAAGTTTTCCGATATTCATATATCAAATCTCAAATCTTAAATCACAAACAGTATATCCGCCTCATCTCAAGCAAATCCTTGACGCCCATCGGTACCTCGTACATCTGCTCGGGCGAAACGCTCTCCCGGTGCTCGTAAAAATGGGCGACCATCATCTTGATCGCCAGCCGGATATCATCGGGCACGTTGGTCGACAAGGCCCCGTATCCGGATGTATAGGTGACTATCACCGCCCCGGTCATCGCTCTGGTGTCCGGCCAGGTGCAGTTGTAGGCCTCAGTCACCCGGCCCGGCTCGGTATCGATATCCTTCCGGTAATTCGCGGGAGCCAATTCCTGAAGAGTGCCGTTCGTATCGTAATATTCAATTTTCTCGACAGTCACCAAAGGCGAGTACGGCGGCCGGATGATCCGCGGAAACGCATCGAGATAATAGACCCGCTCCCGCGTGATATACGTTCGCCGCTGGTAGTGCTCGGCGGCCGTAGTCGCCGCCAGCATTATCTGTGCGATCAGCGCATCGTCCGCCGCCGTAGTCACTTTCAAATGCAGCTTGATCTCATCGGTCGTAAATGGGCATGTAGTCTCAGCCATTTTTTAAATCTCAAATTTCAAATCAATATTTAGCCCCCGGCTTTAGCCGGCGGGTTCTAAGACATAATAAGTCTTCTTCTCCATAGCAGATTTATCGCCGCTTCCGGCACTTGATCGAGTACATCTTCTTCGACCGCATTGCGGTTCTCATACCAGTGCCCGACCAGCAGCTTGATCGCCGATTTGATATCATCCGGAACATCGGCGGCGGCCCCGTACCCGGCCGAATATTCGATAATTACGGCATTGGTAATATTTCTCGTCGCCGGCCAGTCCAAGGTCCACGCCGGCTCGATCCTGCCGGGCTCGGTTCTGATATCGATGCGATAATCCGAATCGGCCAGAAGCTGCAGAATCCCGTTTTCATCGATATACTTAATCGATCCAACCGATACCAGCGGCGACCATCCGGCCCTGATTACCGCCGGAAATTCGTCAAGGTACATATAGGCCGGCCGCTCTATGAACAACCGATGTTGGAACAGCTCCGCCCAGCTCGTCGCCGCCAGGATAAGCTGTGCTATCAGCCGGTCATCATCATCTGTCACAACCCGCAAATGCACTTTCATCTCATCCAGCGATACCGGATAAACCGGCGGCTTCGGCCAAAAACCGTCCGGCCAGAAACCTCCCGGAAAAAAACCCTTCGGAAAAAACGCTGTTCCCATCGCCACAGGCGAACCCCTAAATTGTAATTAATAAATAATAATTCATAAATAATCAGTCCGGATCCAGCGTTACCGCCGTTCGGTTGCCCATCGCATCGACTGTTGTGACCATCCTGTCGACCGTTCCGGTCGCTGCATCCTTTACCTTTATTTGTGTAGTTCCACCCCCGGACATCTTGCCGTTAAGAACCGCAGCCATCGTCCGCATATAATCCTTGAACGAATATGCACCCTCGCAGATCGCATCCCAAACGGCCGCTACCGATGCCGATGAAATGGTAACGCCATCGTCACCCGTGATCGTATCGAGATCCGCCTGGGCGGTATCTATTTTGGTCTCGTTGTCGTTTATCTGAACGATTATTTCATCCTTGTCCGTAGTGGCTTCTGCCCTGGTCGGACCATCATAATCGGCCAATGCAGTATCGACTTCGGCGTTGACCTCGGCGGCCGAAAGATCGTTAAGGCCAGCAATAAGGTCGGTCTCCGCCTTAATAGCATCAACTTTATCTTCGATAGTCTTTAGCGTATAAGGCTGCCAAACCGTTCCGCTCCAGTATCCGTATTCCTGCCAGACGGCAGGGTCAGTATCGGCGGGATTAGCACCCGCTCTGTAATGAGAGACTATATGATAGAATCCGGCATCTATATTGGTATCCATATTACCGACGAACATTCCACCCGACTTGTCAACCAAGGATATGTCGTAATTATCAGCCGTCCTCGCTCCGGTGCCCCAGGCCTCAAAGACCTCGCCAGTCACGTACCATACATCGCCGTCAACCTCACGTACCACGCTGTACGCCGCGTTTATACCGGGCGAAAAGATGTTGATCTCGTTTGCCGCCCCGGCAAGAGAACATATAAAAATGGATAGTAGTATTCTTTTCATATCAGTTGCTTATTATTATCACCTGGGATGCTCCTGTCGGTGCCGCCGGGGAATGATGCACTTCCACAAACGGCCCGCCGAGCACCCATTCGTAATCATCCTGGGCATAAGTTGGTTCACCCATAACCCATTCATTCACAGCCGCTTTGCCGGGCACAAAAAGCATTCCGGTTAAAATCAAAATTAGTATTATTCGTTTCATCAGTTCACCACAGGCTTAATGTCCACAAAAATATGTTCTGTATCGTCTTCGTACTCGGC